GGAGCCAGCCAGCGCCTCCCTCCACGCCCGCGGACCCGGCTGCCGGGTCGACGGCGGTGATGCCACCGCTCGCGCTGCGGACGAACCGGACGGGACCGGAGCCTTGGGGCTCCCCGGTCTGCCGGCCGGCCGGTGCGGTGCCGGCGACGGGCTGGGGAGCCTTTCCGGGGAGCTTAGTGGCGGGGCTGTAACCGCCGCCGGGCAGAGCGGGGCCGAGTTCGAGACGGCCCGGCTCCGGGGCGCCCGGATCGTTTCGATCAACCCCAGCCGCCGTCCTGTCGACGACCATGACGCCGAGGTTCTTCTTCTCGGCCGCCTTGCCGGCGTCACGGGCCGCGGCCGCGGCGGCGACCCTGTCGGCGACGACCGAGCGGTCGGGGATCGTCCGCGGACTGGGCGGGATTGCCTGGTCGAGGGCCGCGTTCCAGTTGCCCGACACGAGGTTCTCGGCGATGCCGTAGTCGGAGGGGTTCTTGGGATCGAAAAGAGTGCCGGGCAGGGAGCGTCCCATGCCGGAAGCGACCGACTCGTAGGTCGACGGCTCCTGGGCCGCGGCGGGGCGTAGCGAGGCCTCGTAGGCCTTCTTCCTCTCGGACCAGGGGATCTCCATCGCTACCTCCGCACTCCATCCGACCAGCGCTTCTCGAGGACCTGAGCGAGGAGCTTCCGATCCTTCTTCTTCGGCTTCTTCGAGCCCACGTAGGTCGCCTTCGTCTCCTCGGAGGGGAACGGCTCGTGGCGCAGGAACACGTCGAGCGGCTGGAAGGGCGTCTTGAAGTTCTTCCAGTTCGAGATCACGGCTTCAGCCTCGACGGCGAGGATCGGGGCGGTGGCCACACCCACCGCTGGGCCTCCTCGGTGAGCAAGTCCACCGGGGCGCCGGTCCGCATCGAGTCGGGGACGGCGTTGTACCCTTGGCCCGCAACACGCAACTGCTCGTCGTTCATTGCGGCGCGGCGGTCGAAGTCGGCCCGCGCTCGATCGGCGGCCTCCTGCTTGATGAGCCGCTCTCGCTCGGCACGCGCCGCCGCCTCCGAGCGCTGCGCCCGGTCGTTCGCGTCGGCCTCGGTCGTGAGCGCCATGTCCTTCCCGCGCGTCCACTCGCGGAAGGCGATGGCGTCGCGCTGGGGCAGGGGCTCCATTCGGCGCAACTGGAGATCCATGACCTCGTTCCAGCGGTTCATCAGCGAGTCGAGGTAGGGGTTCATTCCGGAGATCGGCGGCGGCTGGGCAACGTCGGCGATGCCTCCGGGCGGGGGGATTCTGCTGGGTGGGAACCGAATGGGCACTCGCGCCTCCCTCTAACCGTAGGACGTGTTCGACGTCATCGACTGCGAGAACATGCCGCCCATGAGGCGGCTGTAGAAGTCGAGGAGCGCGTTGTTCGCCGAGACGGCCGCCCCGGTGTCGATGCCGTACTTCTGGACGTCGATCCCGTAGCGATCGAGCTTCTGCGCTCCGGTGCCCATCTGCGCCTGCAGGTCGATTCCCATTCGCGAGGTGCGCTCGCCGGCCTGCCCTGCGGCCGCGGCCGTGGAGGCCCCGATCGACTGGCCGATCTGCGTCTCGCGGCCGAGCTTCTCCTGGGCGAGCCCGGCGTTGATGTCGCGCTGGCCCTGCGCGCGGAAGCTCGCCTCGTCGAAGGGGATCCCGGCCGCTTCCGCGGAGGCCTTCGCCTGAACCACCTGGGACTCGAGGTTGTCGGCCATGCGCTGCGTCATCACGTCCATGACGTGCCCGGTCCCGCTCTGGAGCTGCTCGGTGTAGCCGCGCTGGGAAGCGAGCGCCGCCGCCATCTCCGGGTCGTAGGCGGCCGCCGGGTTGATGGGCTGCAGGTCGGGCCGAGGGACGGCCGAAGCGGTCGGCGGCCGATACCCCGGCGGCTGCCAACCGGCGGCCGCGCCGCCGGGCCCGCCAGCGGCCGGACTCCTGGGCGCCGGCTGTGGATACTCCACGGACCTCGTCTTCGGGTTCCAACTCGTCCCGGCGATCGACGGGCCGCCGCCCTTCCCGGGAAGGCTCAGCATCTCAGTAGGTCCGGCGCGAGAGCGCGGTGTAGGCGTCGCCCGGGGCGACCATGTCGCGGCGGCGAGGATCGTTGGGCGGCAGGCCGGGCGCACCCATCGGCGGCAGGCCCGTGGGCGGCAGGCCGGTCGAGCCCATGGCAGCCAGCGGGCCAGACTGGGTCGCGGCCTGATAGGGCGCGACGGGCGGCGGCGCCACGGGCAAGGGCTTCGCCACAGGCGACGGAAGCGTCGGCTGGGCCGGGTAGGCGGCCGCGGGCCCCACCACCGGAACGCCGCCGGGCATCGTCGCGGCGGGGATCTGGAAGCGGGCGGCGGGAAGGGCCGGGGCCGGGGCAGGGAAGCCCGCAGCCGCGGGGGACGGCGCGGGCGCTGGCGCAGGCGCAACCGGGGCGAGGGCCTGACCGCCCGGGGGCGCGCCGGCTGCCTTGCCGGACGGCTGGCGCCCGCGATGCTTGCCCTGCGGGGCTGTGCGGCGCGGTTCCATGGTCTGGGGTGGCATTGGCTACCTCGTTCTTATTCTATGGGATGACGCAAGTCACGGTTCCGACGACAGGTTCGGCGAGCGATACGCCCGCGGCGTCGACGAGCTGGAGCGACAGGTTGATGGTCTCGTTGGGAAGCTGGCTGATCGTCGCAAACGACCCAGTGAGGTTGGGCGTCTGGAGGACGAGTTCGTCGTCGATCGCCTGGTCCCCGGTCCCGACGAGCCGGAGAGTGATCGGCCAAACGGCGGACCCGTAGTTGTAGACGAGCGTGACCGTCGGATCGTAGGTCACTGCCTCGTGAAGGTCCGCGCCGATGAGGACCGGATCGTCTTCAAGGTCGGCGCTCGCGTTGCCTCCCGATCCGTGGATCTCGACCGATGCGCTGAGATTCGTCATCTGCTCGACGCCGCGCGCGGTAGCGCCGGGCAGCCACACGCCCCCAAAGCCACGGTACTCGAGGCCGATCGGCGCGACGGCCCGGGTCTCGAACGTAAACCCGCGGCCCACGCATTGCTCCGGTACGAAGTGGTGGACGGTCGCCGGGACGTAGAGGAACCGGAGGGTCTGCTTGCTGGACCGCGCCCGTCGAATCGTCCTCGTCTCCTCCTTGCGGGAGTCCGTGACGCTGATCTTCCAGAACGAGAGGTCGTTGTCGGGCAGGGCGCTACGCCAGGCCTCCTCGTCGCCCCCACGAACATAGAGCGACCAGCTCGTCAGCTCGGACTTGACGTAGAACCACAGTTGCGTGACCTGCTTGCCGCTCTCGCGATCGTCTCCCGGCTCGAAGAAGAGTTGATGCCCGCTTCGGATGAGCAACTCCTTCCGCAGGAGATCGTCGTCGTCGTCCCCGTCGGTCCAGTCCTGCTTTCGGATCTTCCCGTCGCAACTGCCGATCACGAGATTCCCGTCCGTGTCGTAGAAGCCGGCCGAATCGAACCGATACTTCATGTCCAGCGACCACTCCGGATGCCCCTGGTCTCCGGCCATCGAGGGCTCGAAGGCGCCGTAGTAGCCCACGTAGGCGACCGTGCCGGGGGCGAGGCCGGTGTTCTCGAACTCCTCGCGATCAGGCCGGCGCGTCACCCACAAGTAGACCTTGTTGATGCGGTCGTGCAGGGCGAAGCCAGCCAGGAAATCTTCCTTGTTGGAGTTCCAGTCGGAGCGCCACAGCGGCTGGACCTCGCGCATGAGGTAGCGGAAGCCGCCATCGTAGAGCCAGACGCCGTCCTCGCTTGGGAACCAGAGCTTGTTGTGGATCTCCAGGATTCCGAAGTGGGAGATGCATCCGACGTCGCTGTCGAGCTTCTCCATGATGAAATCGTTTACGCCGGACCCGAACTGCCGGATCATGTAGCTGTTGCGAAGGCAGAACACGATGAGCTCGTTGCGCCCCTTGGCGATACCTGTGATCTCCTCCTTGCCGAGCGTGTCGCGGAAGGCGGCCGGCGCGACGTACTGAGGATTCCCCGCCATCGAGTACCAGATTCGGTACGGATGCTTCGGGGCGCTCGCGTACCACATCCGACCTTGCCACTCCGCGCCGAACCGGGTCTCCGGAACGAGACCGTGGTCGTAACCTTTCGTCGCGTAGGTCAGTTGCGGAGTGCGGACGTTCTCGACGTAGGCCGTGATCCCATATGGGGCCTCCCACGCCATTCGGAACTCCGCGCCGTCCACCGAGACGTACCCTCTGACGTGGGTGACTCTCGACTCTCCACTGGCGGCGTCGATCCCGCTCCACGAACGCCCCGCGCCGCCGAGCTCGCCGACGTTCACGACGTTACCGAAGTTGCTCTCCGCCAGCACGATCGACCCGGCCTTGTGCAGGAACTTGATGGCCGCCAGGCAGAGCCCGTCGCTTCCGCCGGTGCCTGCGCCCACGGAGACCGCGAGTCGCGCAGAGGGGGGCCTGATGCCGGAGATTCGCCATCCACCTTCGTCCTGCCTGAAGCGGATCACCGGCCGCGTGTAGTACCCGATCACGTGGAGATCGCCACGAAACCAGACGAGGCAGGGCCGACGCCCGGTCTCGACGAGGCCCTGATCTACGAAGAAGGACGGTATGACGACACCGCCGAGATCGTTGCCGAGTCGCCCGCCCTGCGCGTAGATCAGCATGTCAGCCGCTCGTCTCCAGGAGGCGTTGGTCGGTGCTGCCTTCCGCCGGCACGAAGGGCAGGGCGCCCATCGAGTAGCGGTCGCCGTCGTACTCGTAGTCGGCGACTTCAGTACCGTAGGTGCGATACACAAGCACGGGAGCGCTCAGGTCCGTGATGTTGTAGACGCAGTGGGCGTTTTCCGGCTCGGCGGCATCCAGCACGAGATCCCACTCGAAGAGGCCCCCGCAGTAGACGGTGGTCCCGCACACCTGGAGCCAGAGGAGCGTCCCGTAGTTGTCGGTCTCGCTGGCGGATCGGAGGACCAGCGGATCTCCGACCACCAGGCCGGTCGAGAGATCGAACCGAAGGACGCTCGCCGGAAGGTAGGTGTATGGCCCGGCGCCCTTGAGGAGCATGTAAACGGAGGGTCCGAGCTGGGCGATGTGGCTGACGTCGTGGGCTTGGTAGCCGCCAACTGCGAAGAAGTCATGCGCGAGGACCATGGCTCCCGCGGCGCGAGAGAGAAGGATCGGCTTGTCCGTTGCTCCGATTCCAAGGAAATACGAGGTTCCAGCCCACGAAAAGCCGTGCAGCGGATAGAAGGCGCCTCCGTCCAGCGCGTGCGCCGTGAGGGGTCCCCACGCGCCGGCCTCGTCCCTTGCCCAGAACTTGCCGGGGGTTCCCGAGAGCGCGAGCGCCATCGTATTCCCGGCGCCGCCATACGCCAGCCTGACGGAGTGCGCCCTCCCTCCGATCGTGAAATCCGTAATCGCGAGTGCCTCTTCTGCCAGGGTTTGTCCGTCCCACCTGTAGAGCTTGGACTTCCCGGCAGCGCTCACCATGACCACGTACAACGACTCGTCGACTGTGGTATCCCCATCGAGCGCTTCATCCGACCGCTCCGCCATGGTGAGCACGGTTTCGACCCCGCCGTCTGTGCCGGTCCACGGCTGAGCTGGGAGCGAAACGACGTGACGAGCCGAAGAGAATGGATGGCCCCGGGGCCACTCCGACCCGGGCGGACACGGTTGCCCCGGGACGTAGTTCGGCTCTGCCGTGCCGTCCGCGTAGTAGCAGCAACGATAGCGATAGAGGTTTGAGCCCAGCACGTCGGAGGCGGGAGGAAAGTCGAACGTCATCAACGACACGGGAGACGATGTGGATCCGCTGCCGGGCGAAGTAGCGAGCGAGATGCCGAAGTAGTGAATCTGGCCCCTGTAGATGAAGGGCCTCTGGCCCCGCTCACTTCCCCAGCCGACTCCCTTGTCGAAGGCTACGACTGGATGCGGCGAACAGGCTGGCTGACTGACGGCCCCGTAGACGGCGAAGACGTATTCGGAGTAGCTGCTGCTCTCCGCCGGAAAGATCCTCCGCATCGAAACGGGGTTCATCGGTCCGGAACCGTTGCCCGCGCTATCCCCGCAGCCGGGCCAGAGGATGATGCCGCCGCCGGACTGCGGGAAGTCGGTGAGACCGACGATGCACTCGCTGACGGTCGTATCGTGGACTGGCACGAGCCCGGGGCGCGAGAACAGACCGCCGGGGGTGATGCGCGCATTCACGACGAGGTGATGTTTGTGCGGAGGAACCGTCGCTGGATCTCCCGCCCTGAAGATCCCGCCGAGAGCGGGCAGGCCGACTCCGGTCCGGAACTCGAACGGCTTGCCCCCCGGGGAGAGCGTTCGCCGGGGCATCAGCTACCCCCGAAGAAGCTCGGGAGCTGGTGGAGAGCGCTGTTGAAGCGGGAACGCTCACGCTTCACGGCGTCGAGGGCCGCGGCGTACTCGTTCTGGTACGTCATCCAGCGGTCGTCGCCCTTGCTCTCTCGGAGCTTGGCCTTGAGGCCCTTGCAGAGAAGCGTGATGTGGAACTCCTCGGGGATGTGGGCGGTCGCCACGTCGCCGCGCGCCACGTCCCATGCGACGGTTCCGGCGTCCGGCGTAGCGGGAGCGCCCACGATCTCGTAAGTGAAGGTCGTCGCGCCCGTGACGATGATGCGGACGCTCCCGTCGTAGGCCGAGTCGTCGGCGTCGGCGATCACGACCCAGTCGTCGGTGGTGAACGAGTGGGCCGTCGGAGTCGTGGCGGTGACTGTGGTGCCCGTCGTCGCCAAGGCGACGGCGGTCGTGTCCGCTGCGTCCGGGTCCTTCGCGTCGAGGAGACGCGGCGCCTTTCGGCAGTAGTTGAGCTCCAGCGTCAGCGCGGTCGGATTCGTCGTGATCTGGATGAGGTCGCGCAGGGCGTCGATGCCCACGGCCTCGATGTCGAAGATCGAGTAGACGCTCGGTGAATCGCTCTCCGTGCCGGCGGCGCGCAGATCGAGGATCACCTGCTCGTTCTTCTCGTCGAGCTCGCCGCGGGACGCCGACGCCGGGCCGAGGTAGAGGGGCCCGTAGGGGCCCACCCGAGCGAAGTCCCACGGGACCGCCACGCGCCCCGATCGCGCCGGAACGGTCAAGGTCGCGCTCGTCTTGCGGCGGGGCCACGCGCGGGCCACGTAGCACTCGAGGTAGACCTCGCGGAGGTAGACGAGTGCCCGGCGACGGCGCTCGACGTAGGCCTCGTCCGACTCGCTGACGTTGTCGCCGTAGGCCAGGCCGTTGTCGATGATCTCGCTCGTCCTCAACGTGCCCTCCCCGGGCGACGGGTCGTCCTACTCGGCCGGATCGCCCTCGTGCGCTTCCGTCTCGCTGTCGAGCCGCTGCTCGAGGCGAGCGTCTCGCTTCAGCCTGATCTTCTGGCGAACGAAAACCATCTGCGCTTCGTCGCCGTTCATTATCGCTTCCAGCTCGGTCTTGGAGAGCTGGACCCTGAGCGCCTTCGCCTCGGCGTAGAGGTCCTGCCCGGTCGACGTCGTCGAGAGCGGGATGGTCGCCGGCGGGGCGTCGACGGTGTAGCGCCCCTCGAGGGCCTGGCGAAGCTCGATGTCGCTGAACTTCGGCCGCGCCTGGTCGCGGGCGCGGAGGTGGGCGATCGCCCACATCACGTCCTGCTCGGAGGAGCTCGGCGGCGGCGGCTCGCCCTTGTCCTCGAACTTCTTCCGCCGCGTCATTTCCTTCGCCACGACCTCGCGGGCGCGAAGGTCCTGGCTCGCCTCGTAGAGGGGCAGGCCGATGTCCATGGCCGTGAGCACCTCGTCGGAGGTAGAGACGATGTTGAAGCCGCGCATGAAGAGGTCGTCGCGGTCCCGCACGAGATGCTGTGCCATTGCCTGGACGTCGAAGACGATCTCGTAGCCGCCGGTGGCCGTCTCGATGGCGACGTCCTTCACGAGCGTCGTGCCGCGGATGAGGTTCCCGGCCTTGCTCCTCGCGCTGGGTAGTCGGTACGGAGACGTCGGGCCCGGAACGGCGGTCTCGAAACGAGGCGGCACCCAGATCTCGTTCGAGTCGTACTTGATGACGATCGGCTGCTCTCCGGGCCACACGAGGATCGCCTCGTTGAGTCGCGTCCAGAGCTTACGAACCTGCATGGGTCTCTCCAAGGTCCTGAGCGGGGGCGACCCGCCCGAACGTCTTGTCGGTCCGGGGCGACCGGCCGACAGTGACGAACGGCCGGCGGTCTCCGAAGGGCTGGGGCTTGAGGCCCGCCGCCTTGCGCGCCGCCTGCTCGTCCATGAACCGCAGGTACTGCTTCCATCCGTACTCGCTCACCTCGTTGGCCTTGCGAAGGAGGTACGGCTCGAGCTCCTTCCGCTTGCCCTCGATCTCGGCGAGCATGTGCTCGTACTCGCGCTTCTCCCGCTCCTGCTTCTCCCGCGCGAAGCGCTGCCAGGTCTCCTCCGTGATGCGGTTGAACATCCAGCGGCACCAGCGGTAGAAGCTCCAGTCCCACGGGAGGTAGCCGCCGGGGCCGCCCTGGTGCCGGTACTGCTCCGTCGACTGGTCTTCGAGAATGGCGTCGAGGAAGTTCGGCGGCTCCGAGTGGTCGTTCGCTGGAAGGTCGACGCGGAAGGATCGTCTCATGTAGCGCGGAACCGGGTAGTAGCGGCCGATGCCGTGGTGGACGACCTGCAGGGGTCGGAACGACCCGGGGGTCCCCCAAGTCTGGACGCGCCAGATCGGGATGAGCCCCGGGTCGAACTCCCGGACGGCGGCGGTCACGGCAGGGTCCTTCTCGAACCCGGGCACCGGGACGCAGGTGTAGTGGTCCGGTCCGATCTGCCGAAACCCGTCGGTGAGGCCCACGCCTACCGGCCGTCGTCCGTGTTGGCGACGATCCAGAGGACCTGACTGGCGGCGGAGCCGACGACGTACCAGTGGTCCGTGTCGACGACGAAGGGACGATCCCCCGACACCGGGCCGAGGTTCAGGATGACCCCGGCCTTCAGCTTCAGGTGCTCGTTGGCGGGCACGTTCGTCACGTCCACGCCTCCGATGTAGAGCGAGCCCGAGTTGTCCGGGTCCGCGTACAGCGTGAACTGGCAGAACTGCTTGCCGGTCACGCCCAGGACGGCGGAGAGCTTCGCGCGCGTCGTTCCGCCGTCGAACTTGCCGAGCTGCAGGGACATGGTTCCTCCTCAGTAGGTCGCGAGGGTGGCCTTCACCCAGTTCGCGCCGGAGATCGTGTTGGCGGCGGCGCACAGGTAGAGGCCTGTCGCGTCCCAGCGGATGTCGCCCTTCGCGCCGGCGGTGCCGTCGACGCCCGTCGGGGTAGCCGAGAAGGCGTCCGACACCGAGTACTCGGGGTTCGGGGCGGTGAGCGTGATCGAGTTCCCCGCGACCCCCTTCGTAAGCGCGGTGAGGACGATCGTGTTGGGGCTCGTGTCGAGGACTCCGACGGCCGAGGTGTTGGCGACCGGCGCCATGTACTTCCCGCTCGCGGCGTTGTCGCCCACCCCCACCGCTGCCGCCATGTTGATCGCGTTGTTCAGGTTGGTCGCGGAGTCGTCGGCGCTCGTCCCCTTCTTCACCTCGTAGTTCGCGGCGACAGTGGTCACGAACTTGTAGGTCTGGGAGCCGAGGACGACCGACTCGGCGTCGAGGCCCCCGGCGAGGCTGGCGTCCGGGAAGAACGCCGAGCCGGCGAACGTCGCATCGAGGGCGATCGAGTTGGCGGCGGTGCCTGCCGTCCGCCCGGTGAGGGTGAGCGTGCCCGTGCCGGCGCCGGTCGTCGACGCCGTTGCGGACACGAGCGGGTTGGCCGCCGCAGCCTTCCAGTCGGTGTTCTCGGCGCAGCCGGTCTTGTTGAGGGCGCAGACGAGGTTCGCGATCGTCGCGTCGGCGGTCCCGATCAGGACGTCGCCCTCGGCGGCGACGGTCGCGACGAACTTGTACGTCTTCGGGGTGACCCCGTCGGTGATGATGACGGTGTCGTTCGCGGCCGCCAGGTTCGCGTCGGTGTAGGTGTAGATGTAGGTGGCGGCGGTGAGGACCGCGACGTTCGTCCCGCTGTAGGCGAGCGTCCCCGTGGCAGCGACGGCGTTGACGGGCGTGACGAAGCTCGTGTCGGTGACGTGGCCGGTGAGGTTGCCCGCAACGTCCCCGTTGACGTTGCCGGTGAGGTTGCCGATGACGTTGCCGGTCACGTTTCCGGTAAGGTTCCCGACGATGGCCCGCGGGTTGGGGACGATGCCCGGGGTGCCTCCGATCTGGGCGGCTGCCGGCCCTGCGACGAGCAGGGCCAGCAGTGCGACGAGAAGGCGGCGCATGGTTACACCTGCTCCAGCGTGCCGCACTCGAGGTAGGTGAGGTACACCGCCGAAGTCGAGCCGGCCTCGTTCTTGTAGTCGAAGAACGGGACGATGGCCTCGGCGTCGGCGAACTGGAACTGCGCGGACTGGGAGGTGACGTCGTCGCCGTCGAGCAGGAAGCTCACCAGGCCGCTGCCGCCGACGCGCACCTCGAGCTCGTGCTCCTCGGTGTCGGCCCAGTCCTGGGTGGTGTCCACGCTCACGGGGGTCGTGGTGAGGATCTTGACGATGTTGATCGTCCCGATGACGACCTGGAAGAACGCGCCCTCGTCGTAGTCCTGGGGGTCGTCCTGGATGGCCTCGCTCTTGCGGAAGCCGCAGGCGAGGCTCCCGGCGCCCGAGACGTCGGTGATGACGAACCGCGCGCGCATGAAGCGGCCCTTGTCCGGCGTCTGGCCGGCGGTGCGCTCGACCGTCATCAGCCACGGCCCGAGCAGGCCGCCGGGGACGTACTGCGCTCCCTCGGCGTTCGTGGCGTCGAGGCTGATCTTCAGCCCCAGCGCGTTCGCCGCGGGGCCGAGCGCCGTCGCGGCGCCGAGCTGCGTGTAGTGGAGGTGGATGCCGCAGCCGGGCAGGACCGCGAGGTCCGCCTGGTTGTCGCTCGCCGTGGCGAAGGCGGTGCCGGCCTCCGTGAAGAGGAGCGGCTGGCCCTTGCCGAAGTACTGGAACCACTTCCCGCTGGCGACGTCCGGGTGTAGGCGGTTGCCGAGGATCGTCCCCATCTTGATCGACCGGCTGGTGATGCCGCCGGTCGCCTTCTCCGTGCCCTTCTTCGTTCCGATCGTAGCCATCGACTCTCCTTTGCCCGCTAGGGCATCAGGGGGTTACCCCCCAAGTCCCGGAAGCCGATGGGCAACCGGGGGCTCTACACGACGTGACTATACAGTCTACGACTCTGGACCGTTGAGACGGTCGTCTGCGATACTCCGAATTCCAGCGCAAGTGCGGCCTGGGGTTCCCCGCGCCGTCTTCTGATCTCTCGCACCTGATCGTCCGAGAGTTTGGCGTAGTGGTGGGCCGCGCCGCGCCGGACAAGTTCTGGACGGCGATGCGACCAGTGGCCGATTCCGTGGGGCGTGCGTCCCTTCGCCGAGGCGTCGCGGTTGTTGTCCGCGTAGGTCCCCAGGAAAAGATGGCCTGGATTGACGCACGCCCTCGTGTTGCAACGGTGGAGGACGAGCGCTTCGCCGGGAGCCTCCCCGCGGCCGAGTTGCCATGCGACCCGATGGGCGCACTGCGGGGCGTTGTTACGCGAGCCGACGCCGACGCGAAATGCGCCGTACCCGTTAGGGAAGCGGGTCCCATTCCAGATCCAGCAGTCTTCGGGCTTCCCGATGCGGACATGATCCCAGAACTTTCTGGCCCTTCCCTGTTCGATTTCCATCTTCGTGCTACCTCCGATCGGACAGTAGCACGAAGATGGATGACCCGAAAGTGCCTAACCCACAGACGTTACTGGGTCAGTCCCCACAAATCGGGTCGTTAAGGTCTTCGAGCCGCGAGTTCGCCCGCGGCATGGTGTTGATGACGTTCTCGATGCAGCCGACGTAGGCCAGGAAGCCGGCCTTGAAGGTGCCCGAGCCGGGGACGAGGCGCAGAAGCGTGTCCTCATCGATCCAGTCGAGCGGCATCGCCTCGAACCGGCCGAACGTGTCCATGGCGAGGAAGTACATCACGCGGGGGCTGCAGTCGACGTCGACCTCGAGCGCCGCGTTGACGCCCGGGGCCACGATCTGCAGGGAGTCGTCGGCGTAGCCCAGGGTGTACTTCGGCGCGGAGCCCTGGGGGCCGGCGTAGCGGCGGTCGGCCTGGACGAACTCCACGAACTTCCGGGCCTGCCCGCTGTTGGAGATGCACTTGGTGATCTTCTTGCCGGTCTCCCGCATCGGCGCGTCGATCGCCTCGAGGATGAGCTGCTCCGTGAGGTCGCGCAGGCCCGAGGACCCGCGGAACACGAAGGCGTTGAGCTCGGGGTACGTCCCGCGCACGCCGGTCGTGTAGATGGTGGCGCAGTCGGCCGCGTCCCCGACGATCTGCGGGAGGGTCCACACGGTGCGACCGTAGGTGCCCGCCACGTAGACGAAGTCGCCGGCCGCGATCGCGCCGTCGTTCGACCCGCCGTAGACGATCGTTCGGGTCGCCCGGTTGACCGAGGTCAGGGCCAGCCCGACCGCGGTGCGCGGGGTGGTCGTGACGTAGAAGTCCACCCGCATGTTCTTGTTGAGGAGCTCGGCCCCCAGCGGTTTCGCGAGCAGGATGGTGTTCGTGGTGACGTTCGACTCCACGACGGCCATCTTCAGCCCGGTCGAGCCGATGTAGGCCCGGTTCATGTACTTCCCGAGCTCGGAGACGGTGTTCTCGACGCGGTCCGCCAGGATGCCCCCGGCGTTGAAGGTGCTCTTGGTGCTCTTCGCCTGCACCTTCGTCTTGAGGCCGATCTGGAAGGACCCGACGAACAGCTCGGGGCTGACCTCGCCCTGGATGCGGGTCGGGTCGATCGGCGCGGGGAAGGTCCCCATGTCCGCGATGATGCCGACGTTCCACGCGGAGGCGATGCCGAGCGGGAAGCGCCCGGTGTTGCCCTCGGAGAGCATCAGCTCGACCTTCTGCAGGTCGCGGCGGAACTTGGCGACCTTGTTGACGGGCTCCTCGAAGGTGCCCGTCGGGTAGACGTACTTCAGCTCGCTCGAGATGTCCTGGATTGCGCCGGTGTCGGCCATTTGAGTCCTCGAAGCGTCATCGACCCGCCCCCAGTCTCTTCACGAGGATCTGCCTCGCTCGAGCCATCGCGGGGGAAGCGTCGTTTGACATGAGAGCAACGGGGATCGGCGGGCGTGCGCCCACCGGGAGCGGGGCGGCGGGGGCCGGCGTTCTCGCGCTCGGTGCCCCGCTTCGGCCCGCGACCTTCAGCTTCTCTTCGGATCTGGCCTTGAAGGCGGCGCGCGACGAGTAGTCACGGTCCTCGGCGTACTCCTTCACGTAGCGGCCGACGAGGGAGCGGATGTCCACCTCCTCGACGTCCTCCACGTTCAGGCGCCGCAGCTCGACCATGATGGCCCGGTTGACGTGCTTCCAGAGGGACTGACGAACCTTGTCGTCCTTCGGGATGCCCGCCTCGTCGCCAACCTCTCGGATGTGCGCGTCGACCCTCGCCGGAAACTCCTTGGAGAATTGCTGCTTCTCCTTCTGCTCGCGTTGGTGTCGGGCTCCCTCTTCTCGGTTGAACTTCTCGACCCAGTCCCGATTCCCGAGCTCCTGCTCGAGCTTCGAGTTCAGCTCCTCGATGCGTTCGTTGCCGTAGAGGTACTGCTGCCGAACGATGTCGTAGCGCTGCTGCGCCAGATCGCGCCGCTGTTCGATGGGCGCTTTCTGCTCGTCGAAGGCGTCCTTGAGACGGTCCTCGGCGATCGCGACCTCCCGATCGAGCACCTTCAACTGCTCGAGCCGGGACTTCTGCTCGGTCTGGATCGACTGCGTCTTGGTGTAGAGAGTTTGGATCCTCTGGTCGATCTTGACGATGTCCGGGTGCGGCGGGATCTCTTCGGGCTTGGGCTCCGGCTCGGCCTTCCTCTCGGACTCGAGGCGCTCGAGGCGTGCCTTCAGACCCTCGTTTTCCTTCCGGACCTGGGCGGCGTAGTTGGCCTTCGACCAGTACGCCTTGCCGACCGCCCTGTGGCGCGCTTCGGGGTCTTCGATGTGGGCGTACTTCTTCTCAAGGGACTCCCACGCTCGGCGGCCTTCGGCGTCGTCGGACGACGGCTCGTCGTGATCGGGCGACTCACCTTCGGGAGGGGCGTCGGCGTCGTCGCCGTCCGGCCCGCCTCCGGGATCGTCAACGTCGGGTTCGTCACCGCTGCCGGAGGTCGGCTCCGGCGGATCCCCTGACACACTCTCGCCGGAGGGCGTCTCCGACGGTGCTCCGAGGTCTGCTTCGTCTGACATTTCGTGGTTACCTCCCCGGGGCGACCGGGTAGTGCTGCCCGCAGTCTGCTCTCCTGAAACCGTTTACGCAAGAACGAAGGTGTGCTACGGTGTGATCGGGCGGGAAAGGGGAGGGTCGGGCCTCAGGCACCCCATGCCGGTTACCGGCCCCCCGCCCCAATTTCACTCACGCATCGCGAGGAGCTCGTCCTCGCGCATGACCAGGAAGTCGGCCTGGTCTTCGATCTCGACCCCGGCGTAGCGCGAGAAGAGCACGGTCATCCCCGGCTGGACGCTCAGCGGGTAGAGGACCCCGTCGATCCACCGCCCGGCGCCCACGCGCGCGACGACGCCCACGTTCTGCGCCAGGCGGGCCTTCTCGGGCACGGCGATCCCGCGCAGCTCGAGGTGCTCCGGCAGCCGCCTCACGATCAGCTTGTCGTAGAGCGGCTCCCACGGGCACGCGATGTCGATGCCCGATTCCTCTTCCTTCACGTCCTCCACGGTCACCTCCTGGGTGATTTACGGCTTCTGGCGCTTCTCGAGGGCGTCCGCGGCCTCGGTCGAGGAGATCGCGGGCAGCGGCGGCTTCGTCTGCTTGGCGCGCCAGGCGGAGAAGCGGCGGTCGTACTCCGCGCCCTTCGGCTTCTTCGCGGCGCCACCGATGCCGTCCCAGCCCATCTCCGTGTCGAACTTCTGGCGGGCCTTGCCGGCCGACACCTCGGCGTCCGTCTCGAACCGCTCGCCGGCGCGCGTGCCGGTCTGGGAGGGGATGTGGCTGCCCGTCGAGGACTGCCTCTGCGTCGTCTTCACGTCCTGGGGCATGGCCCTACTCCTTCTTCTTGAAGAGGGACTCGGCCGCTTCGGACGAGGACAGCTTCGCCTTCTTCTTGTGCTTGC